AAAGATCAGAGGATCATGTGGTGGCAAAGGCAAAGGTGAAGGCAAACCAAAATGCTTACCAGCCAAGAAAGCACACGCACTAGGTAAAAAAGGCAGGGCAAGTGCGGCGGCAAGGAAGAGAAGAAAAGATCCTAATCCCAACAGACGTGGTAAAGCGATTAACGTCAAAACCAAAAAGAAAAAATAATTTGCATTCAGCAAAGATCTGTTATATACTTGTTGGATAACAACAGGAGAAACAAATGGCAGTAAGAAACTTTAATGACGCTGAAAAGCAGAAATTAATCCAGATCATTTCCCAAGGTTCACAGGTACTAGGTGAGGTTGAGGACTTGAAGGGTGGATTGAAAGACACAGTAAAAGCAATCGCAGAGGAACTAGAATTAAAACCAGCACTGATCAACAAAGCGATATCTGTTGCACACAAAGGCAACTACCAGAACATCGCAGATGAGATGGACACATTGGAAAGCATACTGAACACGGCCGGCAAACTTTAATGTTGGACAAAGTCAGATCATTCTGGCTTCGTAGTTTTGAGAGTGACAGGACAGCGTTCTATTTTGAACTGGTCAGTTTCATATTCACAGTTGGAGCCAGCCTCACACTTGCGATAACGGCCGCAGACCCAGACATGACCATAATCTATCCGGGATTCTTCATAGGAGCGATAACACAATGTTATGCTTCATACAGGAGAGAAGCGGCATTCGTGATGATGATCACTGGCTACTTCGCAATCATAAATGTCTACGGTTACGGCGTGGCAAGTTATTGGTGGTAAGATGAGTTACATAGATGCACTATTCAAAAAAGACGAGGACAAGATATACGTCGTAGAACGTGACCCAAAGAAGGGCAGGATATTCACGGAGTACGATGCCAGGTACGTGTTCTACTACGAGGACGCAAGGGGCAAACACAGGTCAATGACCGGTGCACCATTACAGCGGGTGCAGTGTGCCACACAAAAGGAATTCATAAAGGAACAACGGATAAGATCCAACAAGCAACTGTACGAGAATGATATCAATCCTGTGTTCAGATGTTTAGAAGAGAACTACTTGGGTAAGGAGACACCCAAATTGAATGTTATGTTTTTTGATATTGAAGTGGACTTTGATCCCGATCGAGGTTACTCAACAACAGATGATCCGTTCATGCCCATAACTGCCATAAGTTGTTACATGAGCTGGACGGACCAACTGGTCACATTCGCTGTGCCTCCCAAGACCATCAGCATGGATGATGCCAAAGAGCTCACGAAAAGATTTGATAACACAATGTTGTTCGAGAAAGAGAAAGACATGTTAGATGCGTTCCTAGAACTGGTGCAGGACGCAGACATACTGTCGGGTTGGAACAGTGAGGGATATGACATTCCATACACTGTGGGTAGAATACAAAAAGTGTTGAGTTCAGACGACACAAGACGTCTTTGTTTTTGGGGTGAAAAACCCAAGAAGAGAGTGTTCGAGAAATATGGCAGGGAACAGTTGAGTTTTGACCTCGTGGGTCGTGTACACTTGGACCTGTTGGAACTATACAGGAAATACACATATGAGGAAAGACACAGTTTCAGACTAGACGCAATAGGTGAACATGAGTTGGATGAGAGGAAAACGGTTTACGAAGGATCTCTCGATAACTTGTACAAGAACGACTTTGGATTGTTCATAGAATACAACAGGCAGGATACTGCACTGTTGGCCAAACTGGAGAAGAAATTGAAGTTCATAGAACTTGCGAATGAGATAGCACACCAAAACACTGTACTACTACAAACTACGATGGGTGCAGTTGCGGTCACAGAACAAGCAATCGTAAATGAGACACACAGACGTGGAATGCAAGTGCCGGCCAGGAAGTACAAGAAAGATGGTGAAGAGAACCAACCGGCGGCAGGAGCACACGTGGCGACCCCACAAAAGGGAATACACGACTGGATAGGATCTGTTGACATAAATTCTCTGTATCCAAGTGTCATTAGAGCATTGAACATGGGTCCTGAAACCATAGTGGGACAGATCAGGCCAGTGATAACTTCCGCAGAGATCAACAGGGCCAAACACGCCAAGAAATCATTCGCGGCGGCATGGGACAGCCAGTTTGGTAGTTGGGAGTATCAGGCAGTGATGAATCAAGAGAAGGGCACGGAAATAATCGTGGACTGGGAGGACAAGACCAGTGTACGTATGAGTGCGGCACAACTGTACGAGATCATATTCGACGGCAACAACAAATGGATGTTGAGTGCAAATGGTACCATATTCACATACGAGTATGAAGCAATCATTCCAGGTTTGTTAAAGCGTTGGTATGCAGAGAGACAGGAAATGCAAAAGAAGATGCGTGAGTGCGGAGACAACGAAATTGAAAGAGAATATTGGGACAAGAGGCAACTTGTAAAGAAAATTAATCTAAACAGTCTGTATGGTGCGATATTGAATCCAGGCTGTAGATTCTTTGACATAAGGATCGGACAGAGTGTGACACTCACAGGCAGATGTATCACTAAACACATGGCCAGCAAGGTAAATGAGATCGTAGCGGGCAAGTACGATCACAAAGGCGAGAGCGTGGTGTATGGAGACACAGATTCCGTTTACTTCTCGGCATACAAGACACTACAGAAAGAGATCAACGAGGGTGTTATACCATGGACAAAAGATTCAGTTGTGGCACTGTATGATAGGATAGCAGATGAAGTCAACGGATCATTCAAATCATTCATGACCAAAGCATTCCACACACCAAGCACACGTGGAGAAGTCATAGCGGCGGGTAGAGAACTTGTGGCATCAAAAGGATTGTTCATCACAAAGAAGAGATATGCTGTACTGTACTACGACAAAGAAGGTAAACGTGCAGATGTTGACGGTAAGGATGGCAAAATGAAAGCGATGGGACTTGATCTAAAACGTTCAGACACACCTGTTTTCGTACAGGACTTCTTGAGTGATCTTCTATACATGGTACTACAAGGCAAAGACGAGAAAGAAGTGCTAGAAAAAATCAGCGAATTCAGGGCAGAGTTTAAATCAAGGCCAGGTTGGGAGAAGGGATCCCCCAAGAGGGCAAACAACATGACCAAGTACACTGCGGCCGAGGAGAAGGCAGGGAGAGCAAACATGCCGGGCCACGTGAGAGCCAGCATGAACTGGAACAGGTGCAGGGAAATGTATGGCGACAAATACAGTATGCCAATCACTGACGGTGCTAAAGTTATAGTGTGTAAATTAAAACAAAATCCATTGGGCTACACAAGTATCGCATATCCCGTGGATGAGATGCGTATACCTGAATGGTTCAAGGAACTGCCGTTTGACGGTGATGCCATGGAAGCAACGATACTGGACCAAAAGATAGACAACCTCATAGGCGTGCTGGATTGGGACGTACAATCAACAGAGACCAGTAACACGTTCAACAAACTGTTTGAATTCTAAATACTAGTATGTTAAGCATTGAAGAAATAAAACTACTGATAGAAAAATTAGAAAAAGTTAAAAAAGAGGATTTTCAAAAATTAATTGACGATAATCTTAAAATACTTAATGATATCGCACTTGCCGTTGATGCCAATAATAATGAAGTAATTAACAGGTTGGACAAAACTCCTGAATGGTTCTACATGGATCTTATACAGAAAAAAGAAAAGCCAACAGTTGATCCTATTTTAGCAAGACAAGTCCAGTCTAAAATATTCCAATTTGCTAAAACGAACATTTATAACAGTCTAGAAATAGGACCAGGTAATGGAATGTTCTCTAAGGATTTCAGATCATGGAAAATGAATTATTTCCTAGATATCACAAACAAAATTCAAAAATCTATTTTAAAAAAATTCAATAGCAAACATCACAAGTATTTGAAATTCTACGAGACCCGGAACACCGAATGTTCAAACATTCCGCAAGGTAGTTGCAATTTCGTATTCAGTTGGGATACTTTCGTTTTTTTCACAAAACAACACATACAACAATATCTACATGACATCAAACGTGTATTGATCCCAGGAGGGTATGTTTTCATACAATATGCTGACTGTCATTATGACCAGGAACTGGATTTGGCTAAGAGAGGTTATTGGAATTATAACACTAAAACTTCAATGTCTAAAATAATACAAGAGGAAGGTTATCAAATAATAGAAATGAATCAGTTTAAACCAGGTGCCAGTTATGCGATTTTCAAAAAACCTGGTAAACAAAATCCTGCAATATACAAAGTTTCTGAAATAACACTAGACTAAGACCTAAATATCATATACAATAAGGACATTATGATAGACATCTTAAAAGACATCGTTAAACATACGCATGGATTGGGATTCTTGGATCTTGTTAAGATCACTGGAGACGATAAGGAAACTTCAATCGACTCCATGGCCGAAGACAGATCCGTGATCCTACAAGGGTCTTTTCACAAGCCACAGACGGAGATGACTGGTACGTTTGGTATGCCACAGATGGGCAAACTAGACATACACTTGAAGTGTCCGGAGTACAAGGAGAAGGCGAACATAACTGTGTTGTCCGGTGAG